ATTCTGTCTACCCCGGGAACCCTCGTTGTAGATAGTCTACGCCTGTAATAACCCCGTCAAACTATTGATACTTTCTCAGTGTCATCAGTGCAGACCCGGTATGAAGGTATTTCATACAAGAGATAAGAATCTAGATACGAATCTAGAGACTTAACTTTTAAAGATAATTAATATCATGGTAGATATGCTGACATATATATTCTAGTAAACTTCTAGGCAATATACATCGCACCACTCTAAAGTGATATTATTAAGATTAAAAGTAATCTCTTACTTACACCTCACGAACCCTGTGCTTACATTTCGAGGAATTTCAAGGCAACTTTGGTTCAGTCGTCTGTATATTCAGTCTATGACCATATATTAGTATATGATTTAAGTACTGTATATGCAGGCTCTTGTACCTTCGATGCTTAAAACTTCCACTCAAATGTTCAAACACTTGTTCTCGCCACGTTTAAGACGAAAACTTCCGTCTAAGGTATGGATTAATTCGAAAGAATTTAATTCATACTTTAGGTTGGTTGTTTGGATAACAAGCACTAAGCAACATAAAGAGGAGCTCCTGTTCCTAATGTCTAAGATTAAACATTTGTACCGGAAATCCGGTTCAAATTTTACATTCCTTTATTTAAAGGAGTGTAATCGTTTAATCATTAGATCATTAGCAGGTCAGGGTGAAGCAAAATTCTTAAAAGGAATTTGTGTTTCACGAGACGCTCATGGCTTACCGCATATAATCCCATCAAAACTTCGTAGAAGTTTTGGTGAGGATCAATCTGTGGTGAGAGCCGTTCTAAGTTTAGTTTCGATGTACAGAGTTATGAGTACGAAAGTGCGACCTAAACTTGATACAATTGTGCAACCCTTTAATGGGGTAGCATTAACTTTATCAGGTTTAAAGGAAGCATTGCGCTCTCTAAACTTTGGTACAATCTACCCTTCCCTTCGGAGAGCCACACTTCTTAAGATTGAAAGCGCAGGACCTAATGCCCATAAATCGGCATGAAGTTCTGCGTTGGATTCTCTCGCCTTCCTTGAACATCCTGAGACTTTTATGAAGTTCTTTTGATATTCGTGAAAGATAAGAGATTTCCGTTTCTTTGCTTGAGTGGTGTTCCTATGCATCTGGGGTTTCATTCCCTATTATATTTTTAGGATAATAGGTATGCAACCGATGCGTATAGGAAAACTTGGAGTGGTTTATGATCAGGCGGGTAAAGCAAGAGTTATAGCTATAACTTCTTGATTTATCCAAGTGATGCTTAAACCTCTCCATGACTGTTTATTTTCTATTTTGAAGAAAATTCCTATGGATGGGACTTTTGATCAACATGCTCCTTTAGAGGTTTTAATCTCTAATAAGCTAGTTGGTCACAAGTTCTATTCTTTCGATTTGTCTTCTGCCACTGATCGTCTACCCATAAAGCTTCAATGTGATATCCTTAATATTATGTTTAAAGGTTTAGGTCTTTATTGATCTGAACTTTTAAGCAGTATTGATTGATATTACAAAGGAGCTTATGTTAGATATGCTGTTGGTCAGCCGATGGGCGCTTACTCTTCTTGAGCTATGTTGGCTATTACACACCATGTAATAGTGCAAATAGCGGCTCGGAGGGCAGGCTTTATGAAAGGTTTTATTCATTACGCCGTGCTTGGTGATGACATTGTGATAAATCACAATGAAGTCGCTGAGGAGTACCTGCTAATTATGAAAACTTTAGGAGTTGACATTAATCTTTCGAAAAGTGTCGTCTCTGAAAAGTTTTCAGAATTTGCTAAGGTTTGACGTGGTCCAAATATAAATTATACACCTATTGGTCCTGGGTTGATACTCAGGGCCTGTAGATATAAGTATTATATTGGTTTATTACTTAACGAAGCTTTTAATCTTCAATGAGTTTCCACTTCTAGACAGATGCTAACACTATCTCGTGAGTTACCTGTTAAGGTACCTCACGGGAAAGTTCTATGGAGTAGTATCGGTCTAGGTTCATCTATTTTTATGAAGAGCCGAACGGATGCAGATGCAATCGTAAGGACTTTCTCTTCTATAGATGATAACAGACTTTTCTTATACTCATTATATAATGCTATTTTGCAATTATATATTGATGACCATAAGGATACCATTTCTCGCACTGAAACCGAATTCGATTATTTTCTCACTAATTGAGGAAAGATCTTCTGCGGTCACAGTGTCCATGTAAGGTTGTTAGAATACCTTTTTAAGATTGTGGGGCCAGGCTTCTGAGTGTATCTATACTCCTTTAGGGAGGATAGACTCAAAGGAACTAAGAGTCCTTCTTTCTATGCTTATAGACTGAAGGATATTAGTTCTATTCAGGACCTGGTCAGGTATGATCCCCTCCAGTTTACTTCGGTAGACTGGAAGGATCGAAAACAAGTACTTAGACTATATGATAATGCGAAGCGTATTCACTATGAGTTTGAAAGAACTCTCAGTGAAATGGCTACGGATTATTATTAGGTTCGCAGTTGTTCTCTTCCTTACAGTGCTTATCCATGACTGTTATCCGGGTTTGTTACCTTAACAACAAGT